GGATTGGCTAGTTGATGCCATTGTTCTTCTGGTATGCGGTGTGTTGAATGTTTATTTAGATGTGGTGTTTGAATAGTAGTTGGGTAAACACGACTATATTCGCCTACAGTTGCTTCTCCATCTGCAATGAACCATAATTCAGATCTATTATAATGTTTCTGCATACTTAGCTGCTTGCCGGGATTAATGGTTAATTCTTTGACTTTTAATCCCAAAACGTCATGTAATACACGATAATAACCCCATTCTCGCTCAGTTTTAGGCGCTTTCCATTCATCTAATATCCAACTGCTACTGTTGAGCTTATCTTCACCGCCGACACCAAATACAAATTCTACATCCTTGCACTTCATCTCAGGAATATTGTCTTGGGTTCTATCACCGCCGTTAGCAAATTCTATACGGCTGTTTGGGTACATTAATTTTACATTGTTAATTGCTTCGATAGCTGTGCCGTCATTATCATCAAACAATATACAATGATCAACCATTTTTAAGTTTTCGATAATAGCAATCCGCTCGATACTAGGCATAAATGCACGGCCTTTCTTTCGAGCTACCCAGGCATCACTGTTTACGCCAACGACTAGTATATTACCTAATGCTTTAGCTGCTTTGAAATATTCTATATGTCCGCTATGCAAGCAGTCAAATCCACCAGTTACAAGTACAACTCGATTAATCATATTTTTTCTTAGGTGGGCGCAAGATGCCAACTGGCTTGGTAATCTTAGTTTTTTTAATTATGTTTGCCTGCTTGATAGTCTGCTTGTCCGATGGTGTAGATATATTAATAACTCCATCAAATGTGCGAGTAGCTTCTTCTGGAATTTCAGTCCATTGACTTACATAATCGATAAAATAATTTTCTTTATCTAGCCACGGATATAATATATCTTCCTGTCGTAGATACCCATATTGAGTTATTGAATCGACCACAGTTGGATTCAATAAACCCAGATCAATTAGATCATACCACGTTGTGTTAGTTGCATCCATAGGAGCAATGTCTGATTTGTATACTGCTATGTGTATCCATGGGTCATTAAATGATTTAAGTAGGTAAGCATCCTTGCAGTCAAATCCATTTACTGCCAACATATAAATTAAACTAGTTGGAGTAAAGTTATAAAAACACCCGCTGTGTGTTCGACTATAATATTTGTTATCTGCTACGCCGCTATGTTGCGGAATGCTCAATACTAGCATAGCATTGACATTCATCTGTTCGTTCCATACTCGTAATGTTTCGATTGGATTAGTACTATATTGCAGACTATCATGCGACCATACTAGGTCAGCTTGTACTGGAATACATCGTGCAGTAAAATCTCTGTTGATTGGTCGAATATTAGCAAACGACGGTATTTGACCAAGTTTAGCAGCATCACGATCAACTGCATAACAATTATAATTATAAGGGCGAGGAGGATCGTCGCGTGATACTAATGTTGCCCACCAAGTGATGTCTTCACCTGTTCCACAGCCCATATCTACAATCGTATGTAAACTATCAAGAAAGCTATCATACTCCCTAAGTTGATTTAATACCTTAAGTGCATGTCTAGCCATTTTTTAATATCCTAAAAATAAAATCTTTACTGAAGTTAGTGTAAGCTTCTATAAATTTTGCAGTATATTCTGCTTCGTCTATTATATTATTGCTTAATCTTGCATAACGTAGTTCTTGTGAATAGTGTATGAGTTGACCTTTACGATTCATATAATCCAATATGTCAATATTATCGTTTGGGCCAATATGAGAAGAAACGTATTTAATCTCTTCCCACTGTGCTAACAGTTCGTCTACGTTATTGATTAACTGTTGCATCTTCCATTCCTGCTGTGCGCAGTCTAACAATATGTCCAATCATGTATGATTTTGCTTCCAAACCTTTCATAATGCCTAGCCATTTATTACGCAGTAAGGCTACTTCGTTAATGATGGTTTCCATATCAATAACTTCGCTTTCACCATCGACATACTTTTCAGCATCGCGACTGGTCAGCGCACGTGCATAGGCTTCAAGATACTTTTTGTAGTGGTCCTGACGGATTTTACGAAGTTTGATGTTGAGAAAGTTAAGCACCGCTTCAATCTCCTGTAACTGATTGAAACGTTGCTCTGTAACTCCGGGTAAAGTAGCTAGGCCTTTTTCAATATTGCCGTGTACCTTAACTTCATTTTTAGCCTGTGCTAGCTCATTACTATAGTAGTCAATGAAGTCAGGCAATGCGCCAATATTTTGTACTACTCGGTTATACCACATACTTACTCGTCGTCGTAGTCGTTTTCAGGTTCGGCTTCTTCGCCTAGATATTCTTCCACAGCACGTCTAAGGTATGCATCGGTACCGCCAAACTTTTTCAAATCTGCTTCTGTAATGCTGTGATCAGCAACTACATTAACCACATGATCTGCTACTGCCTGTCGATCTTTTTGTGAAATATATTCCTTAGTAGTAAGCCACATTTCACTTAACAAATCAATTTCTAAACTCATTATTCAGTCCCTTGTTCAAGTACTTGGTTTTCAGATAAATCTTCGTCTGCTACGTCGGTAGCTTTTGTACTTAGCAAATGCACATTAGTTGAAATTTCTTTCATTACTTTATCTAGACACTCATCTTCATTACGTTCCCATGCTTTACGGAATTTTTTAATAACAACCCCGTCTGCTAGTGTGTAGACTAAACTGTTGCCTTCTTTTTTCAGCATGTTTTTAGCTTCTAACATATCTACCATACCTGAGTAAGGACTCATACCAGTTTCATATGGAATCTCTACTTGTACACTCTCAAACGGTTTAGCATATCGTGTCTTCATAATCTTACAAGCGGCACGGATACCGTTAACTGTTGTGGTCTTATTACCGTCAGCGTCTGTTTTAAGTTTAAGTTTACGCATAGCTACAACAATACTTGAAGCATAGATAAAGCCTTGACCGCCACTAATCTTGTCATCTGGGTCAAACATATCCTGTGACGCATACGTATGGTTAGTTGCTACTAGACCTAAGTTTAATGTACCAAACATGTTCACACAGTTACGTACAAGTGCTGTTAGTGCTTTAGGTTTACGACCCATATCACCTTTCATTTCACCTGCTTCAAACTGGTTAACGTCTGTCGGAGTTAACATCATTCCTAAACTGTCTAGAACAAACAATACTTTAGGACGGTCTTCTTCTGGAAGGGTACGATACTCTTTAACAAAGTCACTGATAACTTTAGCCACATCATCAATCATAGCCATGTTAAGTTTAAGCAGTTTACTTTCGTCTGTATCTACACCCAATGCGTGTAGCCATGCTTCGTCAAGTGCGTTTTCTGTATCAATTAAAATAACATAAATGCCTTGCTCCTGTGCATGACGTACAATATTACCCGAACAGATAAATGATTTTCCTGCACCCGATTCACCAGCAAACACAGTTACCTTACCCATAGGAATGCCTTTATTAAAGTCTCCGCTTAATAGATAGTTTAATGTGTAGTTGCCTGTACTGATCCAATCTGTAGGATCGTTAAAGCCAATACCTAACCCATCAATTGATTTGGTAATTGATTTTCTAAATTTACTAATGTCGAATGGTTTTGCCATAATGTTTTCCTTTGAGTGTGTATTAAGTTTATTTTACATGAATTATACTGCTATGTCTACATGTAATGACATATATCTTTTCCAAAATTTACCAATTGCACTAGGATCAAAGTCATCGAATCCTAGTTGAGTATATAACTGTTGCATATTGCTGATAAACAATTCTGCAGCAAAAATAGTCGAGTCCACATCAACAACTATTTTTTTATTTTTTACAAGATGCCACAGATAGAATTTTTGCATTTCATCGTTGTCAGTTATGTAATTATCATTTTCAAATTGTTCCCAGGTTGGCCAATCGTGTCCTTTTAGTATATTGTATTTTTCTTTACAATAATTACCTGCGTATGATTCAATCGGTTGTAGATTTGATGTTTTTAGTTTTGCTGCAATATCAAAGAATTTTCTATAATTTTTTAACATTATCACAGTGGCATTAGGCCACACTTTAAGCAAATTTAATACCTCGCCCGGACCTCTATGAGAGCAAATGAAGAATTTTAAATTTGATTTTGATAGCTGCTCGGTGAGTGAATTTATATAATTAATAGTTGGGCTACCTGTTCTCCATAGTTCCTGGACCGGTCCATATATGTCAGCATCGCCATATTCATACATTGATATCCAATTTAGCATGTCATGCCTCGGTGCTAGCGAATTTAATGCAGTCTCTAGTCTAAACTGATAATCATTGGGACTATTAATCAAATATTCAGCAGCACGAGTATCCTGCGGTACAGCATACTTACTCAATGATAAACAATTGCTTATAAATTTGCCGCCGGCAAATGGTGTAAATTGTATAATAACTGGATTTGTGCTGTCGAAATTAACCATTGAATTTCTCTAGTTGTGTTAGGTAATGTTTACTCATGTACCAATCATAATTATAATCAACCGTGTCTTTTTCTATTAGATATAAATCATGCCAATCGGCAGTGGTCAAATGACCAAACTTTGATAACATACTTAGAAGTTCTACTAATCGAACAACTGGATTGGTAATTGAGTCAAAGTCATAATTAAATATTGTAGTGAATAGTTTAAATCCGTATATTTCAGCTAAATGCCGGTGCCAGCCCGGTTGACTATAACCTAGCCATAAAGATTTACCTACTACTGGATATAAAAACTTTTCGGTAACAAACGGTACGTTGCTGGTTGCCATTGTTTCCGATACTATTTGTATAAATGATTGATTTATCTTGTCTAATAGTATTTTTATATTACGTTTATGATTATAGCGTGTATAGTCAATTGAATAGATATTATTATAAAACTCGTCCGCATCAGTACCATCTGCTATGATAAATTTTCTATAAAATCGTTCATCTAGACTAGATTCAAAACACGCAATTATATTACCATCGATTCGATCTTTATATGTGGAGAAATTTTTAGTATTGTATTCAGGTGTAAACCAACCAAATTTATGTAGTGCCGATGTTAACAATTGTCGCGATATATGTTCGGACCCATTAAAAGAACATACAAAGTTCTTAAAATCTTTTTCTTTATCGACTAATTTAATATTAGTAAAGTGTGAGAAATTTAATGTATGCTGATACTCTGATGAAAACCGAATATTTAAATTTGAATAATTAGCATGAACCGCCTGCGATAAAACATTATGATATTGAATGTCGTATTGTTTGCCCTGGGCACCTGCGTAATCGTTTATACTATCTAATACCGCATTACAATTATCTACGTCAAATCCACCAAGGTGATCAAGCAATTGAAACCTGGCTGGTAGGCCGGCAAAGTCGATTGCTGATTCGGGTAAGAGTTGATATTGTGTTATTTGCAATTTCTACTCCACCATATATTATAAATTTTGCTTAACAAATCTTTATCGGGCATTGCCAGTGAACTACTTTGTGTAATTTGTTCTATATTATCAATTACAGTGTCTATAGAGAATATATTATCAAGATCAAATACTAAATTATTCACTAGTTGATTGCTTGGGTGTTGATACAAAGTTTCTGTACTAGAAAATAAATTAAATTCTGGATTTTGGGAAATATTAATCATCTTAAATTCATCAATACTATCAACTTGTATCACAGCATTGCCAGTGAAGAATTGTTTTACTAGCTCTTTTCTTTTTGGGTTGCAGTATGCAGGATCATGTTGTAATTGTCTAATTAGCATAGGTGCTTCGACATAATAGTGTTTTGACCATACCATTTGCTCGACCCATGCTCTAGCACGTTCTGACGTGATAATTACATTAACAAAAATACTGCCTGACATAAATTGAGGTATCTCAGATTTATGTAATATTAAATTAACTTTTTTATTTGCCTG